GGCCCCAAGAACCACGGGCGCACCCGTGGTTGGGATTCCATGATTTACAACCCGGGGGAGGGGCCCGCGCAAAGCGCTGTATCCTTGACACAAGGAACGATGTCTCCCCGGGAGGTCCATCTCAATCACGCCGAGATGGAGAGAGAGCACAGTGCCACTCAGAAAGTGCCAACAGCGCCCTGAATGGCGCTCAAGGCAACAGCTGCAGGCTTCAATTCCGGCACAACTTCAGACACCTTGCCAAGGATGCGTGGGGCATAGTTCCAAACCGTCTTTGCAGCTCCCTTCAACCAATTGGTGATATCACTGAAGTGGAAAGGGTTTTCGTGGAACTGAGGCATATCCTTAATGATGGCAAATGCATTGCTCCACTCTCGAGCGGAGACAGAAGCATGAGTGGTCATGAACCAAGTGCTATTGGTGGTGTATTCCATTGACCAGGACAGTGTCAAGTGCGCCTGTGCAGAAGTGAAGGGTGGTGTTGGATCCACCGTGATCGTGGAGGTCACGCCGGTGGCCGATAACATGAGCCAACCCCCAGGTGGGGATATGGGATTCCAGTGGTAGCTTGGGGTCACCGAGGAGTCAGCAGGAGCAGCACCTGTGGACTCCAGCACGGCACCGATGTACGGATCGAACAGCCGAAAGTCATCCTCACTGGTGGGTTTTAAGAAACCGTAAACACCTGTCTCCCCAGGAAAAACAACACCTCCACTCGTCGAACCGACACGGAACGAATCATCCCCGCGGTACAGCCACCACATATCATGCTCGGGCAACTGACGAGCTGACACCCGGCCACCGCGCGAGAGCTCTGGTGCATCCACTGTCAGCAATGCGGACACCGCAAGTGATCGCATGGACCTGATTTCATCGGAGTGATGTAGGAAGTCGGGCATCACTTGTATCGAAAAGGCTCCTTGCGCTGTTGTAGCACTTGTGGCGTTGTTATTCCCACACATCTGAACTTCAATCGCGTACTCCACGACCGGGGCACTTGTTGAGTTTCCATAACCAAGTGCTGAGACCATAACCAACCGGTAATAGCCTGTCTCTGAGATTTGCTGTATGTACGTGGAACCGTAATTGTTTGACGCAGCAGGATCCGGGACAAACCAAGCCGGAAGAGACGTTGTCGTAAACACCTGTGAGGTTACGGGTCGCTCTTCCCCCCTCCGCAAGTAACGGTAAATGACTATGGAGCAATTTGTTTCAAAATCGCTCGAGTCATTGAAGATATCATGGCGGAAGGCAGCGCAAATCGTCGCAGGATTTGAAGCGTTGGCTTGGACGAAGAAGTAGTTGTGCATGCTTTCAGTATTAGAGAACAGCGTGCCTCCATGCAAGCCTGTCAGAGTGGTGGTCACTTCAACAAGGCATGCTGGATTCAACTCACTATCGATTTGTCCATAAGCAAAAGGTCGGTAGTAGTTCAGTAGGTCTTTCTGTGGACCCACTGGAGTCGCATTGGAGTCAGACCAAGAGTCAAACTTCAACCTGAACACGTACTCGCCGACGGCCTTCTCCCAAGTTATGTGTGATTGGAAAGGGTTTCTGGAGGCAAAAGCCCTCCACTCACCATTTGGGATCAAGTTGGCGGTGCCATATGTGTCTACTGGGCTGAAGTCTGCCATATGGACGAGGAATGGAGCAGCTACGATTGTGGGCTCCTGGGCAAAATTGTTGGCGTAGCGCACCACAGTCGTCTCGTGGGGCAGGGCTATAGACAGAGCAATCCGGCTCTCTTGGAGAGCCGCTGCAACCCTTGTCAATGGGCCCCTCCCAAGCATGGCCTTCCGGCCCCGTTCCACGTGTTGGCGACTCGTCAGTACCCTGGGCTGCTTGGGCGTGGCTGATCGTCTCCGTTGGCTGCCCATCGATGATGAGCGGCGACGGCTTCGTCTCCTGCCCTGCCCCGAGGACCGACCACTCCGAACAGGCGCGATCACTTCCCTGGTCTTCACAATCGTCCTCCGCGGATATGGTGATCCTGAAGCTGAACGTTTTCCTTGTGGCATTGAGATGGTAAAGCGTATCCAGTGCTATTGAGAGTGTCTACTTTCAGACTCATCAGTCAATCATGCTCTAAAGCGTAGTTAAACATGCGAGCATGTCGCACGTCGGGATTGAGCGCACAAAGGGAGGGCGGGGCCGGACCGACCGCCTCGCCACCGCATAGCGGCTGCCGCTCCCAATCAAACTGGGGTTTCACATGCCGTCCACCCGCATGAAGGCCTCCAAGCTTGGATGTTGCAAGAGCAATGGCAGGCCTCGTGAGTGGTCGAGCGTTGTCTCCAGATGATAAATTAACTCCAATGGGACATCGTAAACCTTGGAGATATGTAAATATGTGTCCAACGTGGCTTCGGCAGTGCACCCCTGTTTCGCCCTTTGAACGTCCAACCTATTCAATCCCCCGTTCTGCTGCCAAAAATGGGTCGGGTTGACATGGTCCCTCACACCGGCAGATTCCCGCAGCACATAAGCGTTGGTGTCGCGCAAGGCTGGTAAGAACGGGAAGGCCCTCAATTCGGCAGCAGCAACAGCTCGGAGCCAGGTGTACACTCCAGTCGGGGGACGGAGGCACCAGTGGTGCTTGTACAATCTCCTGCCAAGCGCCGGACCCCACATCCACCCAAGACTCGTGGGATATGGGCGGCACCCCAGGAAGGTCACCAATCCAAAATCATCAAAGGTGCTCATTTTAGCCTCGAAGCCAAACGTCGCAATTGCTGCGGGCAAGAGGGAGGAAATGCGACCACGCATCTCAATGGGTCCCACCCCAGC